CTTCCAATACGCTTACAATAAATGAAAGAAGGCAAATAGATTACTATCTATATCTAACTAATCAAAAATTTGAAGACGTTTTCAATGACTATTATAACAATGGTGGTATGATACAAGAAGAATACTTTGGAAGTGGTTTAGTAAGTGGTGTTACAAACTTATTTTCAAAAGGTGTGGATTGGATAGAAAAGGGTGCACTGAAAAGTGCTAAGTCAATAAGTGATGCGGCAAAAAAAGGATTTGAAAAATTATTAAAAGGTGTCGAAACGGTATTGCAGTTTGGTGAAAAAATATACAATCAATTTTTAGAAGGATTTACTAAAGTGATAAGTAAATTAGAAGAATATTCTAGTAACGCATTTGCTAGTATTACACCAAATGATAGTAAAATGACTCAATTTAATGATGCTATGATAGAGTATATTGCAGAAGAATCTGATAAATTACCGGATTATTTTGAACGTTTAATAAACGGTGGGAAATCACTAGCTATACTTTTCACAAACCTATCTAAAAAGATAGCTTTAAAGCTAAAAGAATTCTTCACCAATCTATTTTCAAAAGAAAAGATAACTGACTCATACTCGTATGAATCTTTTATCAGTTATCAAATGAATGAAGAGATAAAGCTAACAGGAAATTTCTTCGACAACATAACTGAATTTATTAAAACTACAAGACCATTTAGTTGGCTGATAGAGCTTGCACAATATTTAGAAAATCTAACTGGTAAAATAATGTTAAAGATAAAGGGTAAAATTGTTGATTTCATTAAAGATATTAGTGATGCAGATATGGCGAAAGGTGCAGGATTTGTTAAGAAGACGAATGAAAGTTCATATGATGGTGATTTTTTGTTTGAGGGATTTTCTTCATCATTTGCAGTATCTGCCTCGCGACCGCTTTCATTGGCAATAGACATGATGCAAATCTATTCAATGATATACATTAAAGGCATCAATAACGATACAGAAAAATGGGCAGATTTAGCCAAGAACATTCTTACTGGTGATTTGTTAGGAACAGCAGAAGAAGGATTTAAAATGCTAACAAAAGGTGCTCTAGTGGCTGGCAAGGAGGCATTCACTGCGGCCTCGGCTGCCTTTCCATGGGTAATGCCTGTGATAAAAGGAATATCTTTGTTTTTTACCTTATATGGACTTTGGAAGAAAATAAAGCCAATGATAATAGCAGCAAAAGAAAAAATAAAGGCAAAGCTATCAAAGACTGGAACGACGGTACCTTCATCGGGTGCGACCGCATCTACACCGGGAGCAACAGCATCTACACCGGGAGCAACCGCATCCGCAGCGAGTCAATAGAAAATATAAATATTATGAAACACTTAAAAACATTTAAAATATTTGAGTCTTCTATAGTTGAAGTTCTATATCATGGAAATAGAAAAGGTAATTTTCCTCCTAAGAGGAAGAGATTTGCCGGTTCTATATTTTTGACAAATAACTTAGAATTCGCAAAAAACTTTGCAGGGTTTGATGAGAGAGAGAATTTTCCAGAAGGGGCTGTTTGGAAAATAAAATTAAAACCAGGTTTAAAGATTTGTGATCCTACGCAGGAAAAAACGATGAAAGAGATTGATTTGAAATCTATATTACAGAAAATGATAGATTCTGAATACGAAGATGCTACAAATGGTAAGAAATTCAGATCAAATAGAGGTAAAGGTTTTAAAGGATTTGATTATGATACCGGAAAAGAGTTTGATTTGGAAGATACCTCACAGAGTGTCTACAACTATCTTTGGTTAGTAAAGAATGGTTCTTGGCAGATAATTGAATGTGAACCAATCATCAAAGAAATCAGAGATAGGAAATACGATGGTTTCGAAGTTACGGAGCTAGGTATAAAAAATGTGGCAATATTTGATGAATCATCAATCGAAAAATTCGAAAAAATAACTGACTTATGACACTCCCATTTCAGGAAACTAAAATAAGCGATAGCACATTTATCAGAGAGTTTAGTCAAGACACAGATTCTGGTGAAATGTGCTGGCATCGCGACAGAGAAGATCGAATAGTCGAATCTATAGGCGAAACCGATTGGATGGTCCAGCTAGACAACGAGCTACCAAAGAAGATAGAAGGCGAAGTTTTTATACCGATAGGCGTCTATCATCGCTTGATAAAAGGAACAGGAGACTTGAAAATAAAACTAAAAAAGCTATGAAATACCTAAAGCTATACGAAATTTCTCCTCGATCGTTCTCCAGCTTGCCCAGCAGGTGTTGAAGTCGTCTGATTCATATAAATCTCCTTGCCATTCGGTATAGCGATCCAAGTCTTTGGCATCCGTCTCATTGCTTTCCATGATGGCTCTAAACTGCTCTTCTGTGCACCAGTCAAAAGGAAAAGACAAATCTCTATTGTGATAAGCAATGATTTCGTCACTTATCTTCTCTGCGGCCTCTAGCGTGGCATAAACAACCTTTTCGTTGAAGACGTTATAGTCTTCGTATGATCCTGAGCTTGACTTTACCAGATACAGTTCTATATTCATTTTTATAAATTTTTACAAAGATATGAAAAGAATCGATAAAAAAAACAATAAACGCGCTTGTCTATTTATTTTTTATCTGTATATTTGCTCTATGAGATTAGAGAAAAATTAAAAAAAAATAAAATGACGCTAAAGCACTTTATCAGACAATTCGACTTTCTAAGAACATACCGCTCTCCATTCAAGCCATTAAAGCTGAGATGGTATTTTGGAAAGACCGCCATTGGCCTTCCATACTTCTTGCCTAGAACCTGGGTCAAGTATACAAGGCAAGAAGCCATAGTAGCAGCCACAAAAAAGCTAAACAAGCTAAACGAAAACGAGCATACAAAAAAGATAGGCTTTGAAAAGCTATACGCAGACTATTGCAACACAATGAAGCCTGTGCCTAAAAAGATAGGATTCGACTTTGTGCCATTAGGGTGGAAAACAAAATGGACCGACACAGACTATAGGTTCGAGTGGAGCCCGGTTTGGTCTTTTGTTTTCTTTGGATACCAAATCGCCGTTACCTTTGAAGCGCCTGAAATGGACCACTATTGGGAATGCTGGCTATTCTATACGAGATGCACCGACAAAACAAAGAGCGCGGAAGAGCGCTTGGCGCAAGCAAGAAAAGAATTTCCTTGCGTGTGGACTACAAACAGATATGGCGTCGGCGAAGAAGTCTGCTATTGGGACCTAATACTAAAAGACACCAAGTCAGACCAAAGAAACAAAAAGCTAAAAAAATTAGGAATATGAAAAAAACTTTGTTGCTTATTTCCGTTGGCATTCTTAACACCATTCATGGTGTCTTCCATATCATTCAGTTCATTCAATCAATGTTTTTTGTTGCTTATGCAACAGAGCAACATGAACATCATGAACATCATACTGGATTAGATCAAGTAATGCATCATCCAATATTCGCGCTGGCTATGGGACTTGTTGGCTTGCTTACGCTTTTTATTGGCATAAAAGATTACATACACCACAAAAAATGCCATAAACACTAAAAACAAAGAAAAAATGGTAAGATAAAAAAGCCACTCTGATGAGTGGCTTTCTTTTTTAGTCTACTTTCGACTTGTAGTTTTCGTTGTAGATCCTTATTACTTCGTCATACTGGACTTGAATTCCGCTACAGAAGAATATAGAAAGATGTTTATACGATAAAAATTATTAGCAAAATCGTTTTTTTGGCTTTTTAAATATAATATATACATTATAAAAAAAAATAAAATATTATGAAATACATTAAAACTTTTGAAGATTCTCAATGGGAGAACGAAGGAAGCTCTGATTTCGAGAGAGTAGTTCCTAAAAGAAAAATCGATGAAGATTTTGAAATAAAAGCAGAATCTATTGCAAATCTAATTTTAAATTGTCCTGAATATTCAAGATTGAAAGAGTTGGCATTGCGTGTTGAGATGAATGTAGAATTTGGACCTGGAGAGGAACCATCTTTTTTTCATGAATTAGAAAAATGCTTTCCAGGTTTAAACTTAAACCAAAGACAGTTAGTAAACACAGGAGCAAAAGTTCCTTTTTACGGTAGAATGAAAAAAATTGGAGTCAATTCAGATGACACGGCGGATTTTTATCTTCCAATGTATATAGCTCAAAAAGTTCAAGAACCGGGATATAAATACTAAGAAATAATAGAAATAAAAAACCACTCTAATGAGTGGTTTTCTTTTAGTCAATCTTTGACTTATAGTTCTCGTTGTAGATCCTTATTACTTCGTCATACTCACCTAGCATTCCGTCTTTGAAGTCTGAGTTTTCGTATTTCTGCCTTTCGATATACTCTCTGATGTAGGTTTCGTATTCAAGCTTTATTGAGATGTCCATAGATTCCTCGTCTATTTCGACTGCCTCTGAGACAACATCTTCTCCGTCTTCGTTCTTCTGAACTATGTCGTCTATATACTCAACAGAAGCAAAATTACCTTTCTCCAGCATCATTTCTAGCTTCCTGCGAAGCTTTCTGTTGTTGATGAGCAGATTGTTCGATATGGCTAAATCTATGTAGTCCTTAGTGTCTTTAATCTCGTCTAGCTTGTCTATGTCTTCTTCTGTAATGACTCTGAACTTTCTGAATACAGGTGATACCTTGTTAGGAAAGAACTCTTCACTATCGTCTTCTGTGTCTATTACGAATATTCCTTTTTGGTCGCCTGTGTCGTTTCTGTCCATTTGGAAAATCGATCCAACGAAAGTAAACGCGTTATTGGATTGCACTAAGTGAATATGTCCAGACCTAACCTTTTTGAAAGATTTGAAATTTTCAATGTCTATCTTGTCGTTGTTTCTGTGACCTGCAGAGCTTAAGTGCATTTTGCATCCATTTAGGTCAGAGTGGCAAAACAGATAGTCGCAATTTTTGTTTTCTTCTATTACTTTTATCTGGTCTAGCCTTTTTTCTATATATGGCATCATCAAAATATCCAAATTGTTGAATTTTAATACTTTTGGAGAATCGTATATTTTGACGTTTGGTATGTATTTGAACGGCCTTATAGAATTTATTTCAGACGCACTTTTTGAGTATAAATCATGATTTCCTATTATTATATGCAGGGGTGCGATTTTCGATATTTCCTCGACAATGTCCATTCCATAATTCAATAGATTGATTGGTATTATGTTTCTGTTGTCAAAAAGATCACCTAAGTGAACGACTATGTCACCTTCTCTTACTTCTCGTCTTAAAAGAGGTATTAGGAAGTCTCTAAAGTATTCTATGTGTATCTTGTGCCATTTATCGGTTGTGTTTGGATAACCTAAACCAATGTGGGTGTCACCAATTAAAAATATTTTTTTACTCATGTGCAAGCTTATTTTTTGATATAGTATTATATAAAAAAACAACGGCATAGTTATGAATATCCGCAAAAAATAAGCAAATATCGAGGTGGTGTCTTTTGTCAATACTCTGCGTTTTGGAAAAAGGAAAAAATTCGCTTTTTTATTATAATATATACATTATAGTTAGGTCCTTAAAAAACAGAAGGCAAAAAAATATTAATATATACATTATAATTGCTCAGCGATTACACAAAAAATAAATAAAAAAATATGCCATTACCACATTATACGCAGATTTCCAATGTTGGATCGCCAGGTGGACCTGGAACGCTTCCAGACGAAGTAGTATACACTAACCTCTTCGAGGTGACTTTCGTGTTGCCTGTAATCTTGCAGGCTCAAAAAAGAGATGCTCTTTTATTGTTAGAAAACGCTACTAAAATAAGTTTACAACAATTAACAGAGTTTGATACTACTGCCAAAGAGCAAAGATTCAAATATTCTACAAGAGTTTTTCAAACAACTCCTAATAAGACTAGCGGTACTTTGCAGATACCTTTCCAGGTAAATGTTAATAACAATGGTTCTATGGAAGTTTGGAATACTTTGAAAGCTTGGTATGACTTGCTTTACAACTCTCAAAACGGATCGCTTCACTATAAAAGTGACATGATTGGTACTATTATCGTAAATCAACACGATAAAAAGGGTGTTGTATTGAGAAGGGTAACCTTCCAAAACTGCCAAATGTCGAAGCTTGCTGGTTACGAACTTGACTGGGCTCAAAACAACATCATCGATAGCGTCATTGCAGATTTCGTATACGACTACTTCATCGACGAGTATATCGATTCTGGATTCTCTATCAATCCGCCGCTTATCTCAGGATACTAATATATCAAAAAAAATCTACAACTTTGTAGATTTTTTTGTCTAAAGAAAGTAGAAAAAAGTAGAAAAAAGTATAAAATGAAGACACTAAAAATAAGCAAAGAATTACATTCGGATATAAAAAAATATTGCAGTGAAAATGGAATTAAATTAAGCCATTGGGTCGAGAAACAGCTAAGTGCCAAAATAAAGGAATTTATAAATGAGTGTGGAAAAAAGAGCTAAAATTATAGATGATGCTATTGCTGGCTCGCCTAATAGATTGAGAGAAAAATATTTTATCAAATATAATCCCGATTTGTATAGCGAGATTTTATCCTATGCCATTGATATCGATTTACCATTCAAGCAAAAAGTCTGGCATTGGGTTAACGGCGAGAAGGATTATATCTATTGTAAAGAGTGCAATTTGAATAGAGTTTCTCCTAAAATGAATTGGCGAGAAGGCTATAAAGATTTTTGTTCCAATAAATGTTCATCGAACAATGTGCGGCTGAGAGACAAAACTAAAAAGACTCTGTTAGAAAAATATGGAGTAGAACACTATTCAAAAACTGATGAATATACTATTAAGGTGAAGAAGACCTCGCTCGAAAAGTGGGGAGTCGATAATTACGCAAAAACGCCCGATTATGTAGAGAAGTCAAAAAGGACATATATGGATAGGTATGGTGTCGATAGCTATACAAAAACAATCGAATTTTTAAAAAAATCAAAAAGCACTTGCCTAGAAAAGTATGGAGTCGATAGCTATATAAAAACCGATGAATTTAAGGATAGGTTTAAAAAGACTTGTTTGGAGAGATATGGATTTGATCATATATATAAATCGCCTTTGTATAGGAGCTCTTTTAATCTATGTAATGATTTAAACTATTTGGGATATAATGACGGTTTGAATTTGTTTAGATGTGAAAATGGTCACAATTTTGAAATAACAACAGATAATTATTATGGCAGATACAAAAACAATATATCATTGTGCACTATTTGCAATCCGATTGGTGATACGAGATCGATTAAAGAGGAAGAATTGTATAGATTTATCAGATCTGTTTATAATGGAGAGATAATTAAATCACATCGAGATACTTTTGAGATTGATGTTTACTTACCCGAAATCAATGTGGGTTTTGAGTTTAATGGTCTATACTACCATTCCAATAAATTCAAAGATAAAAACTATCATATAGATAAGACAAATTATTTCAAAGAAAAGAATATTAGGATAATACATATATGGGAAGACGATTGGGATAAGAAAAGGTCTATTGTCGAGAGCCAGATTAAGAATATCATGAATTTGAATTGTAATAGGATATATGCCAGAGATTGTATCGTTCGCGAGATAGGCGATTCTGGATTGGTTCGAGACTTTCTGTCTATTAACCATATACAGGGTAATGATAGAAGTATCAAGAATATTGGCTTGTATTACAATGAAGAATTGGTTTCGCTGATGACATTCAATAAGTCAGAAGGTCGTAAAAAAATGAGCAATCTTGAGTGGAATTTGAGTAGATTTTGTAATATATTGAATGGGAATGTCATAGGAGGTGCCTCGAAATTATTATCACACTTTATAAAAATTTATAACCCAGATCGTATTATAAGCTATGCCGATAAAGATTGGAGCGTTGGTAATCTTTATAAGAGATTAAAATTCGAGTGTATTGGTGAAACTAATCCTGATTATAAATATGTTATAGATGGCGTTAGGAAACATAAGCAGAATTTTACAAAGTCTAGGCTTAAAATAGATAGTAATCTAACAGAAAGTAGATATATGAGCATGAATAAAATCAATAAAATTTATGATTGTGGTAAGATGAAATTTGAGTTATTACCAATAAAAAACCCACTTTAAAAGTGGGTTTTTTTTAGAATTTTGGCATGCTTATGTTTGACATATTCGACGCGTTCTTCATCATAGAGCTCGTGTCTGGCATTCCCTTTTGCTGTCCTTCTTCGTCTTTCTTTCTCTGATTATTTTCCTCTTCTACGATATCGTTGACAATTTTTATATTTTCTTCGAAAAGCCAGAATGCCCATTCGTCCATCGCTGCTTCCTGTGTGTGGAAGTGCTTTTGAAGCATTAGCTTATTCTTTAATATATGCCTCAAAGGCATCATGAATAACGAAAATACTTGAGGCTCCGTTGGGAAACTGCATGTCCGTGCGGACCTCCTCGCCACACGCACAAACTTTTTTTAGTTCTTTTATTCCGAATGTCATCTTACCGACTGCTGCGTTCAAAAATTGAAAAGAAATGTCGTCCATCTCCTCGAATTCTTTCAGCTTCGCCTTTACTCCATCGTATGTTATCGAATTCCTTCCGCCCATCATAAACGGAATTATTTTCAAGAACGCCAAATTTGGGCTTTTCTTCTCGCTGTTCTCTTTCAGAATATAGTCTGTAAACGCTTTTTGAAGGCCGATGTTTGGCGGAGTCAGCTCAAACGACTTTCCGTTAACCGTCTTGAAATTATACGATCCAGTGCTTCTGTTGTAGAACTTTTCTAATTTAGAGTCTATTTCGTGAAACACGAAGTTTTCTTTCTTTAGCTCAATCGCAACTTCTTCTCCGCATGAGCATTTAGCGTTTACCGACAATGAATTTCCTGACTGGAATGTAAGCTCTCTGATCAAGAAAACTAAGAATAGTCTATCTTGGTCCTTGATGTCCATATACGATCCTATCCTTCCGTCAGAGTATTTCACTCTCACGCAAGACTGAAGCATGTCGTTCATCTTCTCCACTATGTCGTGGAAGTTAGCGTCGTCTACCATAGAGTAGGCTTGAATTTCTTTTACCTGTGCTGGTCTTACCATGAAAAGCGTTCCTGCTGGATAGAATTGTCCGCAAGGAAGCTCTCTGATATCGAAGTTGAAGTATTGCAGGTCACTTACTCGGCTTCCCTCTACTACAGGTTTTTGCGTAATGGTATTGTCATTGAAGTTGTTCTGATTCTTACCTGTTTCTTGATCTTGTAGATGTCTTTTTAGGTAGTCCTCTTCACTCATTTCTTGTTCTTTAGACATAATTTTTGTTGTTATTTTTTAGGATATATATTAGATATACTATCCTTCCTTATATTGAGTAGAATGAAGAAAGTTCTTAATTTATTCGCCATATCCATTTTTTGTTTCCTGCGTTGTATATTCTCCAATATCCTAGCTCTGCCATTATCTCCTCTTCAGTCTTTTCCTTGTCATGTCCCATTTTTATTAGTCGCTGCTTTCTCCAGTTGAATCGGTGCTCTCTTATTCCATTTACCACATACCAATACCCAGGCTTTGAATCGCTTTCATTATTGAATCCTAATTTTTCGTATAGCTCTCCATCTGAAATTAAATTGTCCGAATATGTTTGTATCTCGACTGGCTTATATTTTTCTATGAAATACTTCTTGAGCTTGGATGCACCTCCTGTTACGCTGGTGTTTATGCTGTTGCAAAATCTTGTCAGCTCATATGTATTTTCGGCGTTCTTTCCACCAAGCGGCATCCTGAGCTTTGAGAATGTCATCAGGCTTACAAGCTCTCCCTCATGATATAGTCCCAATCTTATAGATGACTTGCAATCTCCTTGCAGGTGGTTTTTGTATAGAAAGTCTTTTGACGATAGATAGTCGACTTCTCTTAAAATGGTCTTTCTCGCCATAACTCTATTGACCTTTCTTATTTTGTTCAGAATGAACGATTGGCAAATTTCTCTTTTTGTCGTCCAGTCATCTTCCCATATAGTTATTATTCTGACATCGTTTTTAACGCCTTCATTATATTTTTTCAAATGGTAGTCATTCTTTTTAAACTTTGCAGAGTGCCAGAATACTCCATTGAATTCAAAGCCTATTTTTAGCACAGGTAGATATATGTCGATTTCGTATGGGGCTATTATCGATTTTGTATTTTGTATTATTTCCCCGTCATAGTTGAATTTTATGAAGTTGTATAGCTCTGCTTGGTCTATCGACGAATTTTCGGATATCGGAAAGCATTCCGTGCATATTGAGTTTTTTTGGTTTATCCTGTAGTAAAATTGATATGGCAATATAGAAAATTCGCTTTTGCATTCTTTACAGTTGAATATAAGATTGGTATCTAGTCCGATTTTTTCGAATTTTACAAATTCGAAATCTGAATTTTCGGTTTTTTCGAGGATTCTATCTCTATAGCTTCTATAGAAAATTTCTATGGTCTTTTTGTGTATATCTTTGTCTTTCCAAGGGTGGTTGACTCCGTATCTCTGCAAAGAAGTTTTTTTATAGCTTTCTTTATATTCGCTGTTCTTGAATGATTCGATTCTTTTTGACAGAATATCTTTGGAGTGTGATGGATTAGCGACGCCCCAGTTTCTGAATAGCGTCTTTCTTGCCTTTTCTTTCGTCTTTTCTGATGACATAGGAGAATTTCCGCCCCATTTCCTGTTGTTGGTTTCGATTATTCTGTCTTTGACCTCTTTGGATTGCGCAGGAGTCTTTGTTCCGTATCTTTCTAAGGATTTCGATTCCTTCATTCTTTTTATCTTTGGGTCGCTGGAGATGCATTTATTTGAGCAGTAGCTTAGATATCCCAATGTGGAATTTTTAAATTTGACCGCGTTGTCACAGCTTTCGTTTTGGCATTTTGGCATTTGCAAATATTCGTTTATGGTCAAAAAAACCTTTTCTTTGAATGTGTACGTGCACATACCATTGCGCTTGCAGTATTCTAATATAAAGTCATATTCTTCTTTGTGACATCTCATCACATATGATTCTTTTGACATCTTTCCTGAGGGATCCGCCATTCTGAATATATCCAAATTCATATAACATATCGTTTAACATATATATTAAACATTCCTATTTTGTTTTAAACAAAAAGGCCTCAAATAAAATTTGAGGCCTTTTTTGGTTATTGATATATTCTTTATGCGAATCCGCCTGCCGAGATGGCACCGGTTCTCAATATGGTAACGTTGTTAACGATTATACCCATACCCTTAATAGGTTCTACATAAGTATCGAGAACACCGATTTGGTTGTCGATGATTTCTGCGGTATTGTTTTCTTCATCCATCTTGTTGAAGTAGTTATACAATCCGTTTTTGCTTACGTATGTCTCGCAGATTACGTCTGCTCTAAGCTTGATTTCAGACCTGATATCTGGAGTGTTGTAATTCCATTGGAAGTCTAAAAGCATTCTTGAAAGCTCTCTCTCTAGCTCGATAAGCACCTCTCTTACGTGGATGTAAGAAAGTGCTGATCTATAAAGAGTCTGTGCTGTGTTTTCGGTCTCGATTACGTTTCCTCTATTTCTTTTGAAGACGATAGGGTTGATTTGAGCACCATTTAAAAACTCGATATCAGATGGAGTAAAGTCCATTTCCAATCCTGCGATGTTTGTTATTCTACCGTTGGTTACACCAGCAGCGATTGTCCAAGGAGTGATTGATCCGACATTAGATATGTGCTTTCTCATATAGGTAGTCGCTACGTGAGCAGCAGGTGGCATTTCTAATGGCCTTCCGTTATCGTTTACTGTCAAATAAGGCATGAAATATCCTGTGCAGGTTGTTCCAGCTCCTTCTCCGAACGAGTATAGGAACGCAGGACTACTTTCTGGATCTCCACCAGTCGCGATAAACTCTGTCTGAAGAACTCCTTCTGAGTTTACGAAAGAAGGTGAGCTTGAGTTTTTGAATGACTTCATAGAAGGCATGTTCAAGAATCCGAAAGCGTCTAGCCTGTCTCCGCAGATGTCGACCAATTGTTGTTTAGATCTTTCTGTCAATCCTAAACCAAACGAGTCAATCAAATATCTGAAGTCAAGTGCTTCTTTGTTTGTCAATGCTTTGAACAATGGAGTTCCTTTAGCGACAAGGTTCAATACTGAATTTTGTCTAGCTTCGGTTCCATCGGGAAGAGATGCTTCTCTTACTCTGAATCCTTTTAGAGAGATTGCTTTGTAAGTCGATGTGTAGTTGTCTACGGTTTTGTATCTCATTGTTTGGTAGTCACTTCCAAATGGAGTTTTCTTGATTGCCGCGTCGCAAGTGATTTCTACCAAGTCGGCGTTTCCAGAATATTGTCTTTTCGACACGACTCTTGTCAGCTTTCTAGGATATTGTCCAACTGCTAATGTTGCGTTATAATCTGCTTCTAAGAAGTCTCCTACTTTTACTTCGGTGTATCTAGATCCGTTTACAAGAACTTTGTTAGCAACCTCGGAATATCCTGCAGGTTTTTCAATCTCTAGAGATTGTTTGTAGTTTGTCATTGCAGATTGTATCTCGATAGTTCCTGCGGTATTCGTGGTAACTTCTTCGTATGATTGAAGAGTCTCGTCCATGAAATGCACATTAAGCACGTCTGATTCCACATACATTTTAAGGTAGTGTTTTTTATTAAAGTCTTTTATTATAGAAACGTTTTGAACTCTTTCGTAAGAAGTCTCTTCGCTTACTTTGTAGACATAGTTCCAGATTCCGCTTGCGGTTCCTATAGTATTCACTATGTTGTCTGATATGATTGTAAAAGTTCCTTTGTTCGCAACTGCACCATGTATAGATATGATGTTGTTTACTTCCAATAAAGGATTCTCGCTAGAGTTGAACGCGATATAGTCGTATCCTGCAAAAGAAGAAGTAGGTCCTACATTTAGTCCGGCAGTCAGTCCAAATACGCTTAAAGAAGATTCTCCGTCGAAGAAGTATACGTCTGATATGTATTCTGATCCTGCAACATAAGGAAGCGGTGCGTTTGTGTTATTTAGTATTTCAACAGGAGTTTTGTTTGCGTAGAAGAAGTCTCCTGTGTTCACGACACCATCATAGTATCTTGTATATAGCTTAGAATATTTTGCAGCTACTCCAAATCCAGATGCACTTGCACTAATTGCTTGTGTTTTTACACCTTTCGCTCCAATGATAAACTCGTTGTCTACGGTATAGAATACCAAGAAACCATTTAATATGTCGCTTAAGTCAGACGTTAAGAAAGGAAGCTTAAGTTCGAAAGATTTGTCTTGTAGAGAAGAAGTTACGATATTAGATATCGAAACGTCTGCTAGGCTTATTTTGTCTCCTTTTCTTCCAGAGTAGCTTTTCAACATCACCATCTGGTTTTTGTTAGGGCTGTCTATCAATTCAACAAGTCTGTTGAACATCTTGAAGTTTCTATATTTTGCATATTCTTTTGTGCTTGGTGCCACATCTGTGTCTGGGAAAGAAACTTTTATAGATCCTGTCGCCCCAGAAACTGCCTCTACATAGTAGTCCGCAGTCGAACCAAATTCGAATCCTTTGAATCCACCGTTTTTCAAGCTGATATCTGTCCAAGACGGAGTTCCTGATATCTGTTGATTTACTACGTTGAAAGTAACGAATGCCAATACGGTATCTGTAGATGCCACGGTTGGATTGGTAGATGTTGTGCTGTTCACTACTTTGAATTTACCTGTAGAGTCTAGAACGAACGCAGATACGTAAGATGCTGTTGCAGAGCTAAATATATAGTTGCTTGCCAAGATGCTTAGCGATGCTGTTGCCAAAACAGGAACTTGTTTGTCTCCAACAACAACGAATGCTGCCTTAACAGGATCTATTAGAGAATAAGTCACTGCAATAGATTGAGTGCTTGAACTGAATGTCGCTGAACGCTCTACGTTGTAGATATATCCTTCTGCGAAGTATGCTGTTCTGTTGTTTCCGTTTGCAACCCATCCTGATTCTTTAGGAGTTCCGTATGCGTGGTCTGTACCTACTGATTCATATGCCCAAGAAGCAGATCCGCCTAATAAAGCAGTAACGTTTCCTGGTAAGTCCAAAGGAGTCGCGGTGATTTCTACTTCTTCCGAGATAACGTCTTGGTAAGAAAGGAAATCGATGTTTGTCTCGTTTTTGCCTGCAATCGTGTGTCCAATCAAGTCTAGCTTCCCGTTGAAGAAGTCAGCCTCTATCAAGTCGCTGTTGAATGCACAGAATACTCCAGTCTTGTCTGTATCTCTGTTGATCACAGTCTCGATGAAGACGTTTCTACCATTCTCGTCTCTGAAATATGGTATTAAAGACAATCCTTCGTAGTAAGAAAGAAGCGTTATGTTTCTGTCGTTAGCGAATTCTCTAACTTTGTCTTTTCTAAGACCAGTTGCGTTGAAATAAGCGCTCCATCTAGCATCAACTGCCAAGTCGCTGTAGTTAGACCAATCTCCGCCTACTACTACTACGTCGACCATGTAGTCAGATGCGTAGTCGCTTGTGCTTACGTAAGACGGCATTTTCTCTGCAGATCCGTACCATTCGATAAGAGTTCTGTCAAAGCCGGCAACTGCCGATTTGAATACGAATACGGTTACAAATTTGTCAGACAAGTTTGTAAGGCTGAACGCTCTTTCAGAGTATCCGATGTTGTTTTTTGTAAGGTTGATGAAAGACTCGGTGTCTCTTTTCCAGAATCCGGTCGTGTCGAAGAATCTTCTGTACGGTCCAGTTCTTTCTATGTCGTTCGCGTAGTCTGCAGAAGTAGACAAAGACTTGTATTCGATAGTATCCAAGTTATCGTCTGTAATCAATAAGTTTACTGCGTAAACCGGAGCAGTTTCTAACATCTTAGAAATTGTCCTGTGAAAGAACGAACCTTTTCTTTCCAATCCTCTGTCCAATTGACCGAATATTGCTTCTAAATCGCTTGTGCTAGTGACTCTTATCGGTGTGTTAACCGGTCCTTTTTTGGACACGCCTATTACCAAGTTCGTAAGTCCTTCAACAACTGGAGTCGAGATAACTGAGTTATCATATTCCTCTAGGAATATTCCCGGTCTTTTGTATTTTCCAATTTGAATTGCCATATTTTTTAGTTTAATTTTTTATAGTTAAAGTATATATAAAATGTAAAAAGCGATATTTTTCTATTTTTCTGAAATTTTTTTAAATAGAAGTCGCTTTTTTAGAAGAGTCTTGCATTTCCTTTTTTATTTCTTCCATTTTCTTTTTTTGCTCTGCCTCTGCCACCAATAAATCTTTCTTCAGCTTCGCTATTTCTTGCGTCTTTATCGATTGATTCGACTTTATGTCGTTTATGGTCTTTGTTTTTGCGGACACGTCCCCCTTTTCGCTTGCTATCATCTTGAGGTCTTCCTCGTTTTTGTAAAGGTCGTCGTTGTATTTCAACAATTCGTCCTGAACATACTTTATCTTGATTTGAAGGTTCATCATTCGTGTGTACTCTTCTATGAAGGGATTGTTCGGAAACTTTTTCTTTATCTCGTCTATCTTCTTGTTTAGCAACTCGTTGTCCTTGTTGCTTTTTAGATTCATGAACGCCTTGTCGAGCTCGGACTTGACCGCTGGAAAGTCCTTTATGCTCTTTTCCAGCTGGTTTGTCTCTTCCTTGGCTAGCTTTACGTCTGGTTCGTCGGTGACAGCCACTTCTATATTTTCGAAATACTTGAATTTCTTTAGATATCTCATCTTAGCTAACTCTTTTTATGACAACGTCTTTCTTTGTACCTATACGGTTCACGATGTCTGTCTTGTTTCCTCGTTTTGTTATCGCTGCTTTCAATTGGTCTCTCTTTGTGCTGTCTGTTCCCTGTTTTGCACCCTTTTGTATTATATCGAAAACAATCTGCTTTCCGTCTTTTTCTTTTGTTACCCAATATGCCACATCAATCGTTATTATTTCTGTATCCTCATTTCCATCGTTGTCCAGTCGGCCAATCGATATCTTTCCTGACTTCAATATCAATTCCGTAAACTTGTTTTCTTCTACTTTTGTGTAGTATGTTTTTGACTGCGTATCATTTTTTAGATTTATTTCTCCCGATAACATTTCTACCTTGACACCGTGGGTAATACCGTCGATATATGTTTTGAATGAAAAGAACGAAGGTGAGTATTGCATGTATTGCATACCGGATTCTTTATGGCACAAGAAGAACGATCTTTGAATTTCGACTTGGTCCTTATTCTTTCCTCTTATCACCACAAACGAATCTGGAACAACGAACGTTGCCGTTCTTTCGTCGACAGGAGATAGCGAGCTATCTATTTTGGTCGTCTTTATCTTGATTGCGTTTTCTAAAATTTTATCCGCCATAGCCGCACCTTCTTTAGCTTCAGGAGTTTGACCTTCTTTTAGAATTTCTGCTTTGCTGGCATCGTCCGCCTCTCCAAAGTATTTGTCGAGTAATTTAGCTTGTGCACCTTGTCCCTCGCTACCATATCCGCTTTTGGACTTGTAAAGGCTTTCTCCATCAAGCATGTCAGTCATGAATTTTCTCAGGTTGGCTCCGCCGTTTGGTCTAAGCTCGTCTCCGACTCTCAGCTTCGTCTTCTTGTCGAAGATGAACTGGTACTTTCTGTCCTTCATTATGTCTTGCACGGCGCTTTCCCAAGCGTCGAATATCTTGTTGTTTCTATAAGGCCCTTTGTCGTTGCTTCCACCAAACGACGTGTACTCCGCACCAGTGCTCACTCCTATTCCCCCTTCTGGGTTGAAGTTTGTTCTCTTACTTATGTACTGCGACGTATAAAGCTTGTATGCTCTGTTGAACAGCTTCAATATCTCGATTACAGGATCGTATCCGTCTATTATGAATCCATCTTTTTCGCTTTGCATCTTTTCGAAATTCGCCTTCACTTTACCAAATTCCGACTTTTCTATTGTGTATTCTTTTACCGTCATGCAGTTTTTGTCGAACCAGTCTTGTATCTTTTCTGATCTAGACATGCCAGATCTCTGATCACCTGCTTCTGTCTCTGGATTTTCTGGTGTAGTCGTACTTCCTCCATCCCCATCTGCTTCTTTTATATAAGACATGAATCTGTCGAATTTCAACAGCCTTCTATCACTAGAAAGGGAATTTGACAAGGCCCCGTTCAGCTCCTGCATAATAGATTGTATTCCAGATTCTATCATCAGGTATTTCGAGATATAAGCGCTTTCGCTTACCGATTCGTCGAGTTTATCCAATTGAGCTTTCTTGTCGTCTATTTGTGCCAGTATCTTCTTGGCCTTTTCCGGATCTGTCTTTTTAAGCTCCAATGCCTTTTTAGTCGCACTTTCTATGTCTTTTATAAGCTCGTCCTTTTTGTATTTGGTCTCTCTGCCTTTTTGGTCTACATAAGGTGAAAGTGTCAATCTTGAAACTCCAACTGAGTTTGAAAGCCAATCTCCGTTTTTGTCTTTGAATGCTACAGATACATCTTTTTCATTTGGAAGCCTGTCCGTTTCTATATCGTCTTTCGTGCCCCATTTCTTGTCGTCGCCTTTTTTCATCACATGCGTCTTCGAGACCAGAATCGCAACTTTCTTTTCTCCTTTTTCGTTGGTGTATATGTATTGTTGTCCAACGTTTAATTTGCCTTCCTTTTTCTTTTCTGCACTTTGCTCTGAATACTCTGGTTTGACGTTGATGATTGGATTCTTCATCAGGACTTTCATCGTTTCTACGAACTTTTTTAGAGGATCTCCCAATTCTCCCAGTCCGCTGTAAAGGTTCTTTCCGTCAAATTGCAATGCTCTCTTCGAGAATCTAGCAATCTTTTCAGCAACGACTTCTATCTTTCCTCCTTTTGGATTTTTCTCTACTTTAGGCATAAGATATTCGTAAGATTCTTTATACAAAGGATCTTTTTCTTGAATAGTTGCCTTTTTGTTGCCTACAAGATATTTGTTTATGTTGTCGTATAGTGCGATTATCAGAGAATCGTTTTTCCCATCTTTGTGCTTCGCCAGTAATATTCTGACAAACTCTGCGCTTATCGGGAGCTTCATGTCTTTTGAGTCGACCAGCGAATTTAAATCTGCCTTGAGCTTTCCAAATGCTTCTTCCAATATTCGAAGACTTCTTGCGTCTGCCTGACTCTCCAATACCAAAGAAAGATTTTTTGGCAAAATCGCCTTTTCTTTAGCGGTGTTTTTTTTCGCCGCATCATCCAGTGTTGGTTTCAACTCCGCTGCGTTTTTTGTGATAATCTGTGCTGTAGTAAGATTCTTTTTATTTAATTGTGGATCTTTCTGAATCGATTCTATCGTTTCACCACCGTTTGTCACGAATGTCGATGACTTTGCTTGATTTTGCAAAGCCGTGCTCAGTTTTGGAACGACTTTTTGATATTTTATAAGAATATTATAAAGAGCGCTCAGGTTTTTGATCATCGTGGGAACACTCGATTTCAACCTCGACTGCGAATCATCCTCTTCTTCTTCATCATCCTCTTCATCATCCTCTTCAGAACCTTCTTCACCTTGACCCTGTCCTTGACCCTGTCCTTGAGCCTGTCCTTGAGCCTGTGCCTGTGGCTCTTCTTTTAGTATTTCCTTTAGAAATGCTAAGAATGCCTCAAGCTCTGCCACTATCTTCGCCTTCGTTGCCTCGTCAACAGAATCGTCTTTTATATCGCTGATATTCTTTATCGCGGATTCTGTCAATGCTATTATAGTCTTTGTTTCATCGCCTCTTTCGACCGATTCTTTCAATTGTGATAAGAATGTGTATAGAATTACCCTTAGATAGAGCTTTTTTTCGTCCTCACTCATATTGTAAGCAAGGCCTTGTGCTTCTATTCTCACGAACTCGCCTTCGAGGCTTTTAATCACTCCTTTGATTTTTCTAAAGTTGTTGGCCACCTTCGCCTTTCTAATTAGATGGTTCAAAAATCGACCCACCAAAGAATCATTCCATCCAATATCGTTTGCCATCGGTCCTGAATTGTCTATCTCTTCTTTTACCAAATCTTGATATAGCTGGTTTCCTGCTATTTTGGAGTCTCTCAAAAATTCAGACTTTTCATCCAATCTCTTTGCGTCTCTTAAGAAGTCGTTTCTTTTGATAAGATATTTCATTTATTTGTGATTTATATTTCGTTTATATATTAAAAAAACAATCTCTATTTTTTATTTTATCTTAATCATATTTGTGCGTTTTGAATAAAAGAGTTATATTTGTAAGACAAACAAAAAATGATATGAACGATATGAAAATCAACTTCGAAAAAATCATCTGCATAAACCTAAAATCTGTTAATACTCAGCAATTGTTCGCTATATGCGAGACATATTTTGTCGCATTCAAAGTACTTTACAAATCCAAGTCTATGGGTATAGATATGAAGTGGATCACAGAAGATCGTCAAACTATTGCTTATGTCGTTAATGGCTATTTCTATATGAATGACGACTTTTCAATTTCCAAAGAAGACCAAGAAAGAATAAAGACAATCAAGCCATTGAAGACTCCAAAGATGCCAAAAACAAATCTGGCACTCAATAACTATAAGGATTACTTGGCAGAAGGATATGACATCAGAACTCAATCTATGGATTCAAAATTGAAATTTTTAGAATCTAAAAAAGAAGAGATTGAGAAAGAAGAGCTTTTCGAAGAAGAAGAAATTGTAGTTGATATAAAATCAGATCTTCCTGTGGTTTTGGAAGTAGACTCAATCTTGGATAAGATTGGGAAATATGGAATCGATTCTATAACCGCAGAAGAAAAGAAATTTTTGGACAACATTAAATAGAAACATGACATGAGTAAGATAAACTTGGATAAAATCATTTGCATAAACCTAAAATCCGCCAATGCTCAGCAATTGTTCTCGATTTCCGAGACATATGGATTCTCCTTCGAGATTGTATATGAAATGAAGCTAAATGCAACCAATATGATCTGGGTTGCGGAAGATGGTCTTCTCCTTGCTTATACCGAATACAACCATTTCAGTCCTGGTCAGGTCGAAATCAGATTACAGGTGGCCTTGACCAAAAAAGAGTATGATAGATTGAAGAAGATAACACCAATAAAGACACCTAAGATGCCAAAAGACGAAGAGACGCTTAACAGCTACAAAGCTCTTTTATCAAAGGGATATGATATCAGAACTCTGTCTATGGATTCTAAATTGGCCACAATCGAGCTTAAGGAGCAGAAAGAATACCTTCCTGTTATACTTGAGGTAGATGCCATCTTGGAAAAGATATCCAAATATGGCATAGAATCTATAACATCTGAAGAAAAGAAATTTTTGGACAACCTTAAATAAATACATAAAACACATGGATGATATAATTTGTGTAGACCTTACCGTTTTAGATAAAAATCAGCTAAAAGACTTTTGCTCTACCTATAAACTTTCATATGAGGGCATTTTGGACTTCAAAGAAAAGACATATGCGAAGCTTTGGATTACCAAACAAGGAATCTGTATGGCATTCACACTTACCAAAAAAAATTATTTTAATATCAAAGACTTCGATACTATTAAAGCTTTCAACGGATTTTTAAAAGAATTGAGTACCATGGAACCTTACCAGGTCATCGTTGAACCCGTTATTTTAGATGTCGATGTCATCTTGGAAAAGATATCGAAATACGGCATAAAATCCATCACTTTGGAAGAAAGGCATTTTTTGGATATAAACGGTGACAAGCTTTAGAGAATCGACAATATTGGCCACGAATTAATATTCGTGGTTTTTTTTGATAAAAAAATCCTCGTTTTTTTATCAAAATCGACACATTTGAAATTTATTTTTTCAAATGCTTAAAAATCCGCTATTATGCGGCATTGTGTTTTTTTCATTGTTGGAATTTAAATATATAACATATAAAAAAAATCCAAGCAATGAGATATCTAGAGCTTAGGCATAATGGTAAGACCTTTACCAACGAAAGAGAAATAAATCAAATACTACAATCCAACAAATTTTACTGGCTTATTGATTCTGAATTCGAGAACGCGATTCTCGAATTGAAGAAAGAAACTATAATTTGGCATAGCGGCGACTTCTATTCAGGAAATTGGCAATATGGCATCTTCAAAGGCGGGTCGTTCTTTGGAACATGGGAAAGCGGAATTTTCGAAAACGGAAATTTCGACGGAAAATGGATAGACGGCATCAAATTATGAGTTACTAAAAAATAATAAAAAAATTATGAAACGGAGAAAACTGGCTTTAAAGTCTGTAGGCAAAAACGATGTTTATAACAGCGGAATTGTGAGGGTAACAAAAGAAGAAGGCACATACTTCTTCGAGATTGGAAGCGAGCTCACAAGCGATGTCGCGGAAGCGGTCGCCCTATTGATGAGAAAAGTAGATTGGAACGACAGCTTATGGGATATGGAAATAGAAGACGCGAAAACAGATGAAATCACACCAGAAAAGGCGCTTTTTTGGCTTACAGGAGGATATGCAGAATGGAGAACTCTAGAAAACTATAACAAGCCATGGTGCGACTGCTACCTGGACTTTCAGGAAGAATTCGGAATGCTTATATTTAACATAGCGAAAAGAAACAAAAAGCTGAAAGACATAAGAAACAACTATTATAAATACCTAAGCTTGCCGATACTTTACGACTTCGCGATAAGCAAGAAAATGATAAGATAAAAGATAAGAAGAACCCATCAAATGATGGGTTTTCTTTTTTAATATATAATATATGGAAAACATGACTGAAATATGCAAGAGCCCTTGGTGTAAAGCGACCTTTGTCTACTTCGAGACCGAGATGACCGAAGTTGACGGAGTCAAATGTCCACCAAAGAGCTGTCCAAAGTGCAAGAGCTTCGATTCGGAAATGAGCGGCGGAGTCACATGGACAGACAAAGAATACGAAGGCAGCCGATTCGATGGAATGCCACATGAAATAAAATACAAAGTAACCAATTTTAGATTATGAAAGCACATTTTTATGACATAGAGACCGTTTTGAACATGGATAGCAAAGTATGGATTGTAGACAAGACAAATCCTAAAGCTCCTATCACCAAGATATCCCGATCAGACTTCAACCTAATAAGGAACGGAATCTACAAAGGACAAGGAAATTCCATATATTTTGGGGGAAGTACATACTGGGTTCCTGAAAATCTGATGAACGACCTGAAGATAAAATGCAAGAATTTGAAGATAGATATCACAAACCTGATATTCTCTATGCAGGAGTATATGAATCCAGACGTGATAGAGACTCTCGACTACGACATAAACATAGAAAACCTCGCTCATCTTAAAAACACGACAGACGACATCTATTTCATCTGCTCCAAGAACACCAAGAACAACTACGAGAAGATAATAAAAAAGATAGAAGGCAAGCTTGAGAATATTGGATTGGCGGTAAAAAAATACTATTTCATATCTGATACTTTCTATAGCAGAGATCTAGACGAAGTCGCACATAAAAAAATAAGGCTTCTTCTACAGCATCTTGTTGGATTGAAAACCGAAGGAGATAAGTTTACCGAAGAAGAGCTACAGAAATATGATGAGATTGAATTCTATGAAGACGATGAAAATACCATTAGTCTTGCCATCGACTGTAACAAGCTTTTACAGCTAATCATCGACAATAGCGAGAGCGATGTAAAATCTAAAATAAAAGATATTCTAAAATCCGAGACGGTTCTCTACGCGAACTATGTAAGTCCTAACAAGGCAAAGAGATTCACCAAGACAAAGGTCGCGGTGGAATATCACAATCTTATAAAGACTTTCGAAAGATTCAACTGGAAGAAATAGCCTATTTTGTCTTGTCCTGTGCTCTGTTCAGCATTGCTAGCTTAATCATCTCGTTTAAGTCTCGACTCGTTGTTATTTCTCCTTCTGTACTCTTTGCATCCAAATCGTTCGTTGCTTGCGATTCTTGCTCTATCTCATCGTATCCTAAGTCTTTTCTAAGAGTCTTGTAGAATTTCTCGAGCTCGGTCTTCTGTCCCGAAAGGAACTTGGCGTTTTCTCTTATCTGTCCTACCGTCTGGTTTACGACCTCGTGCATCCTGGCGGAATTGTCACCATTGTCTACCTGTCTCATCTGCGAAAGAAGGTTCTTTCTCGTCATCTTCGTCAAGAATATGGCTTCGGCGTAGACCATCGCGTCTTCCTTCATCTTGCTTTTTATATAAGGGTGGTCTTTAAGCTTTGGCACGTCTCCTAGGTATAGATCCACTAGCGGTTCCAATACGTCCATCGCCTGCTGGCTAGCGACTGTTAGATCTGAGTCGTAGTCGTATATCTCTATCACTCCAAGATCTGGCAAGTCTTCTGGTCTTGCTAGATGCTTGGAAAAATCGAAGTCTCCGTTTTCTGACTGTATCTCGTCGAATTCGTGCTTTATCCTATTCTTTTCGTTTTCTTCTTTAGACATGTTTAAACATAATTATTTTTGGACATCTTAGCGTCTTCTTTATCCAAGAAGCTTTTCAATATCTTGTCTATTAGCTTAGACTTGTTTATAGAGTTCTCTTCGCAATATTGCTCGAACTCTTTATAGGTCTCTATATCGATAGAGAAACCTACTTTTAGCTTGTTGACACCTGATTTCCTTCCCATTTAGTATATATAAATAGAAAAAAATGTATTTTTTCCACTTTTTAGCTTTTATATATACAAAAACAAAAAAAATACATTATGGCAGTAAAAGCGACCGAGGCCGAAAGGCAGATGATTTTTACCACCAAGATTGTCGACGAGTCCACAGACAAGATAAACGACGGTATCGTCGTAAAGAGATACCAGAATCCTTGGATGAAGAGTGAAGTCGGAATCAGAAGAGCCGGAGTCTCCTTCAGAATGACTTCTGACGAGCAACAAGAATATGTAAGATGTGCGCTAGACATACACTACTTTACCGAAAAGTATTGCAAGACTAAAAGAGAAGACGGATCGGTCGGGTCCATAACTCTCCGAGACTATCAAAAAGAGATATTGGATAGCTTTGTTAACAACCGGTTCAGCATACTTATGGCCTCGCGGCAGGTTGGAAAAACGGTTTCTTCTGCCATCTTCATACTTCACACGATCCTTTTCAGCAACGACAAGAACTGCATGATTGTGGCCAACAAAGGAGATACTGCGATCGAGATTGTTGATAAAGTAAAATCGATATACACGCTTCTTCCATTCTTCTTGAAGCCTGGAGTGAAGACTTGGAATCAAAAATCGCTTACGTTCGAGAATGGATGCAGGATAAAAACATCTGCACGATCTAAGACTCCTGCGATTGGTTTTACCATTGACGTTCTTTACTTGGATGAGTTCGCACATATTCCTTCAAATATCATCGAGCCATACTATACCGCTGCGTTTCCGACGGTTTCTGCGGTACAGAACTCAAAGATCATCATTACATCGACTCCGAATGGAATGAACCTGTTCCACAGGCTGCTGACAGACGCAGAAAGGCCGGACGGCGATCCGATGAAGAACAACTACAAGCCGATGAGAGTCTACTGGTATCAGGTGCCTGGTAGGTTTGTCACTTATATAAGGTTGAACCACCACAAGCTCTATGAATATGGAGTCAACAAAGACGATATATTCAGATTGGTGCAAGAACAATTTGGTTCAGTCACGAAGACGAAGATGGAGTTCAACATGGATCAGCAAAAAGACATCATACATGTCTTCAACAATGAGAATTGCACAGACGAGCAAGTAAAGTCGATGCATTTCATAGACAAGAACGGATTCGAGACTTCTATATTGGCCATAGCCGAGCTTACTACCTGGAAAGACGAGGCAGTCAAGGATATTGGAGGAGAAGATGCTTTCAATCAAGAGTATGGCCTTAGGTTCATCAACTCCAGCAAGTCCCTATTGAACGAAGCTATAATAGACGAGCTTCTGAAGTCGAAGAAGAACTATGTCTTCGAGGAGATTGTAGAGTTCAAGAACAAATTGAGATTCGCCTATGACGATTTAAAATGGATCGACGACGACGAGTCGCATATACCGATGAAGAGAAAGGAATATAAATACGTGCTCTCTGTCGATATATCGGAGGGTCTGGGACAGGATTACTCTATTATAAACATATTCAAGGTATCTGAAAAGCCAATGGACTTGATAGAATCACAAAAGCATAAATATAAGTCTATCACGGATTTCTTCAGATTGGAGCAGGTCGGATTGTATAGGAACAACTTCGTGTCTGTCAAGCAGCTTGCAGAGCTTCTCTATCTGATTGTCTTCGAATATCTGAATCCCGAAAACGTCAAGGTGGTTCTCGAACTCAACAACTATGGAAACACGCTTCTCGCGGAAATGCCGCACGTCTTCGATGGAAACAATAGCTATGGCTCGGCAGTTTTCGTCAGATACAAGCATAGGATCGATTCTACAGAGGAAAAAATCGGTCTTAAAGTCGGAGAGAACAAGAACATGATGGTGAAAGACTATCAAGAGCTTATGTATAGCAAGGGGTTCCATATAACCAACGAAGACAATATTCGAGAAATCACGACTTTCGTGAAGCATGTCACTACTGCCGGAAACGTTAGATATGCGGCAGACGTCGGACATGACGATACGGTTATGACCGTAGTCAACGCGACTTCTATCTTTGCAAAGAACGAGTTCAAAGAGATGGTGGAAGAATGGGGAAACAAATTCAGTCCAAAGGAATTCATGAGCTATGTCAACGACTACATGAGAAATATGGACTTCGTGGAAGGAGTCGACTATGGACAGCTGCTTAAAGTCAGGAGGCAAGTTATGTCGCGAACAAAGGTATCCAATTCTGGTAACAACACGAACGGTATAAACTGGTTCAACAGAAACTAAAAAAACCCGCATTTGCGGGTTTTTTTAGTTTGCTTCCATCGTGACAGAAAGTCCGGCAGTCTTAAGCTTTTCTTTCATGCTCGATATAGTATCGTAGTCTCCGTATTTCACGTCGCATTTTCCATTGAAGTGAACAATGTGCGCGCATTGGTTTGCTTGCTCTTGCTCATGTCCGCAGATTTTCATAAGACAGGTTATTACCCATTCGAAAGAATTATAGTCGTCGTTGTGGAGGTCTAGGCGATAAGGCTTGGAAAGGATTTCTTCTACCTTTGACTCTACTTGCACTTTTGTTTTTCCCATAGTATGCTATCTTATTTTTTGGTTATATATTATATATTCAATCCCTTAATAGTTGTCGAGGTTTTGTTAACCACATCGACTATCTCACTATTCACTTCTTGATCTTTCGCCCACTCTACGAACTTCGGCAAGTGCTCTGCTCTGTCGTCGTAAAACTTCAGCTCTTCCACTCCTAATTTCTCAATCATTCTTTCCAATAGGTTACATTTGAAGATAAACGTGTCGCTTCCCCAGTTTAGGTGGACCTCGTCGAATTGAATGTTGTTCTTTCTAAGTATGTTCTCGACACCTTCTCTCATTCCAGGAACTTTGTCCAATCTTCCTGTCGCCATAATTACATAGGCGTCTGGATCCGCTACCGCTTCCAGATATCTTTGGTAAGTCCATTCGTTTTTTGGAATATCGAATATCTCGTCGTCGATAGATTCGGATTTGCCCCACCATCCTCTATAAGGCCATTCTGTTTTTGTTTTTTCTTTCCAGACTATTTTCCCTTCTTCTGGAAGCGGAGTATGGAATAGAGTATCGTCGAAGTCGAAACAGATAAGTCTTTTGTATAGCATTATGCGTATTTTTATTTTTTATGTAAATATATATATAATATTTTGATATATAAATTAAAATAAAAAAAATTATGAAAATAGATTTTAGCAGATTGCTTTTTTATATCGTACTGGCGGGCCTCTTGGTTTCTTTGTTTTTTAATTTCAGAGGATATGAGAGAGATTCTTTGTTCCAAGAGATGGAACAAAAGAACCTGTCGCTCGAGAAGGTAAGAGATTCTTTGAAAGTAGAGAACGAGAGGCTTGAGATAGAGTTCGACGAAAGGCAGAAGGCCATAGAAAAAAGAAGCGATAGCATAGTCGCTCTCCAAGCCTTGCTCGATATCGCGAAAAAAGACGCCGCGAAATACAAAGGCCGAGCAGACAAATTTTCCAAAGATTTGGTAGAAACAAACAAAAAAATCGAATATCTTAGAAAAAATCCAATCAAAAGAGACGACGATGATCTTATCGATTCTTTAAAAAACAAACTTAAAACAACATGAAGCTAATATTATGCATCATTCTTATAATGACTTCTATAGTATCTCGCTCGCAGGAATATCCTAAGATCGAGCTTAACAAAAGAGGAGAGAAAGTTGTCGTCTTCACGCTGGGACAGGCTCAGAAAATAGACAACGATTTGGAAATATTGAATCTTTTGGAAAAATCGAAGATACAATGCGACAGCCTAAACATTTCACATATCGAGACAATAGAGGTACAAAACCGTCGCATATCATTGTTCGAGAAAAACATTTACGAGCTAGACTTGCAGATAAAAGACAAGGATTTGCAGATGGAAAACCTATCTGATAGATTCAGAAACCTTGAAAAGAACAATAAGATCTGTGACGACCAGAAGCTCTTGAAGGATCGCCAGATAAAATTGCTCAAACGCGATTTGAGAAAGGAAAAAATAAAAACCTGGCTCTTTGGAAGTAGCGGATTGATAGTCGGAGTCTTGGCTATTATAATAATGAGATAAAAGTGAAAAAAACGATATTTTTTACTTAATATATAACTATATAAAAAATTAAACCAAAAAATGAAACATATCAGACAATTTGAAAGTTTTAGAATTCGTAAAAACAGAGAAGAGATAATCAGCGAGGCTGTTCTTCAAGTAAACGATATCTATAAGGTTAAAACTATGATTGACATTCCTCAATCTCTTATTAATTCTTATGTTAAGAAAGTTAAAGACACTACAGGAAAAAACCTTCGCCAGTTTTTTGGTGATGTAGACATCGCTGAAGAAATCGTTAAATACATCACTCTTAACAACACAGATGTTGAAAAGATTCCAGGAAACGCCTTAATGGGTGGTGCTCAAGGACAAGCTCAGCCACAAGGCCAAGGACAAGTTCAAGTACAGACTGAAGGTGAGGCTCAAACACAAGCTCAACCACAGGCTCAACCACAAGGTCAAGCTCAGCCACAAGGTCAGTCACAAGGTCAAGGTCAGTCACAAGGTGAAGAATTTGAAGAACCACAAGGTCAAGGACAGGCACAGACTGGACAAGGTCAAGAAGAAGGACAAGGTCAGGGTCAAAGTCAAGGACAGGGTCAAGCTCAAGTACAGGGTCAAGGACAAGGACAGGGTCAAGCTCAAGGACAGGGTCAAGGACAAGGACAGGGTCAAGCTCAAGGACAGGGTCAAGGACAGGCACAAGGTCAAGGACAGGCACAAGTTCAAGGTCAAGGTCAAGAAGAAGACGAAGAAGAACTTCCAGTTTAATTAAACCTTAAAATATAAAAACCCATCTAAATGATGGGTTTTTTATTTAATATATACCTTATAAAATATTATATATCAAATGAGATACCTAAAAACGTTCGAAAGCCACAGTAGCAAAGACATTCTTATTATAGTCGATGTTCAAAAATCATTCAAAAAATTCTTTAATGATGCATATCTTGATGAACTTAAAAAATATTGCAATGAGTTTAGTAAGGTATATCAAATATGGGATAATCACCATCTTGGAAAGAACGTCGACAAAGACTATCTCTATGATGAAGATCCTGAAATCCCAGTACACAAAGACCTATATCATTTTCCAAACCAATCAGACTTGATCGAAAAGAGATACAATTATGACGTAGACGCGGACTTCTACAAAAAAATTCTTAGCCCGGACATCTATAAGGAAGTAAGCGAAAAAGAAGACGCGAACGAGCTGAAGAAGGGAGACTTCTTTCCAACAAACGAAGGAACACTCATAGTCTATGTCGCAAACAACCATAAATGGTACCACATGCCAAAGAAGCTACACGAGCTTTTCGAGGAAGTTGTCGAAGCACAAAGCGTAAATGAGGGATTGAATGAAGTTAGAGACGTCATTCTCGTAGGCGGTGCTGATGGGGAATGCCTTACCGATATCGAAACCGCTGCAGTCGCGATGGGTGTGAAGCTAAAAAGAAACGAAAGATATATCTACTCTGCTTCGGATTGTCCTATAAAATAATATCTATGACTTTTTGAAGTATATTGCAAGAGCTAGGCGACTACTAGATATACATCCAAGTCCTTTATCTGGAAGTAAACTTCCATGTATTCCTGATACCTTTCAGGATCCTCAAAAAAAGAAACCTTAAGAATAAAGTCTATTCCACTTATTTCCGGAATATAAGTTCCAATCTGCTCTTTTAAGTCTGATTCAATCGTGTCTGAGGCCAACCTTGTCTGATGAAGGTAGTATGGCAAGTCTCCTCCAAACTCTGTGTCGAAGAAGACTTCCCCTTTGTTCGTGAATAGGATCATTTCCCATTTTTGAACGATTACTCTTATGACATCGTCTTCTATGAGATCTAATGATCTAAATCTTGGGTGTCCAGGGTATCCTAGGTAAAAGTCGGTAAAGTTAAAGTTCATAAGTTATATATTAACTTTGGTATATCCTTTATTTCAAAATATCTCTGAACTTTCCTATTATCGTCATGCCTAATACAATCGGATCCGTGTTCGTCTCAAGCTTGCTTGTATAGTCCGCGATGACATAGTTGCATTCGAACAGCTTGTCTACGCTTTTCCCGTTTTCTATAGACCAGTCTATGAAAGGTTTACCCAATAGCTTTATCATCGAATCGATTTTTTCCGCACCAAAGTTCGACATGAGAAAGTGGTACACGCTTTCGTAGCTTCCACTCTCGTATAGAAAGCTATACAAGTCTGCCTTTACTTTGTTGGACACGTTGCTCGCACCGCTGTTTACCTCTCCTGTTTCCAGAAAGTCTTGCGTTTCCACGAGTATATTCCTGAAATCGGGAAATTTCTTGTTTATTATCGATATAAGATTGTCTTTTGAAATCTCTTTGCCTTCTTTGGGAAGAATGGTGTTCTGTATTCTCTTGTACAGCTCTATCTTTAGATGCTTCTCTTCTTCTGCGTCTATGCAGTCGAAGTTCACAGTCTTTATCCTGGACTTGAGTCCATCCGATATCTTGTTTATGTGGTTCGTGGTTATTATGAACCTCACGCTGCTGTTGTACTTTTCGATGAAGGCCTTGAAGGCGTCTTGAAATTGCGCGGAAACTCTTTCGAACTCGTCCAGGAAAACGTATTTTATATCAGAGCTCGATTCGAACATAGGCGTGAACTTGCAGAAATTCTGTATTTCTTCTCTGAGCACTTCGATAGAAGTATCCAAAGAGCAGTTTAGCTCTAGATAAGGAGTTTCTTTGCTGTATTTTCCGACGAGTATCCTGGCCAAGCTGGTCTTCCCGGTTCCGTAGTGTCCGTAGAATATGTAGTGCTGGTTGACTCCGTTCTCGAACTGCTTTTTTATCCTTGGTAGAAGTATTATATCTTCGAGGCTTTTAGGTCTCCATTTTTCCCAGAGCAATAGTTTTTTTACTGACATATTAAAAGTTTTTTACACATGATATATTGTTGGGCAGAAAGAAAGTTTATTTAATATATAACGATATGATTGGAGACAAGTTTAATTTTGAAGACGTCTTTTTTAGAGATCTTACCGTTTGCGTTTTGGATACTCTAGAAGGACAAATAAAGTGGACCAACCGATTCACTTCGGGCGACATGTTCGTTCAGGTTCCTATATACTATTCTCTTACAGGAGACGAAAGGTTTCTATTGGACTCTTTTTCTGACGACATCGTTTCGGAAAACAGGTTCATAGAGCTCAATACGGATCTGATACCGAGAGGGCATCTTACTATGACTGGATTCAACATAAAGTCTGACGAGTTCGCCAACCCAAATGTTTGGCTTAGGATGGTCGTAGAAAATGAGGTCGAGATAAGAAAGGTTCTTTCGAAGGTCAGGGCGGTGCCGATAACGGTAAACTACGATCTGGAAATAACCCTATCTAGCGAAATCGATACCTTCAAATGTAGCCAGGCGATATTGGACACTCTATGGATCTACAAGTTCATGTATTTCGAGCACAACTTCATGAACATAGACGCGGTTCTCGTCATGCCAGACTCCAATAGCATAGAGATGAGCAGAGAGAAGAACTTGACGAGCGACAACAACATCAAATTGAAATGCTCATTCACGGTAGAGACTTACTACCCTGCGTTTAGAAGAGACCGAGTAGTCGCCGAAGGTTATCCAAGAGAATATGGATCAGGCATGAAAGATTCTAACGGATTTTCGATGACAGGAGGAGTTTCCGACTATTTTGGACAGCCTAATCCAAATGGTATTATCAATCCAGGTTCTATCAACGGAGGTACAATTGGTTCGGTCGGAGTGTCGAATATATCAACCAGAGGTGGTGTAGGTGCGAATGGTGGTCCGCCTTGGATAAACGGACCGTTCAATCCGAACAATCCATTGCCAGCATATGGCCAGACCGGTAGCTTCAATAGTACCGGATCGGGTACAAACCCTTCGGATCCTTACGGGTCTTTTGGACAAGACGGATACGCGATCACTCCTAAGAGGACAAGATGGTTCAACAACATACTCAAGTCTAGAGAAAGATCTGGCGGATCCAACACTGATCCGGTGACCGGACAGCAGAATGTGACGCCGAGAAACCCAAATCAATAAAAATAGAAAAAAACGGCTTTTTGTAGTTAATATATACTCTATAAACATAAAAAAAATATTAAAAAATATGAAGAATCTTAAACTCGAATTGTTTAACTTTAAGAAAAATCTAGACCTTGGTCAAGAGGAGATTTCTGTAATAGTTGAAGGACATATGAACGCTTGCAACGAAGCTTCAGAGAAAGCCATCGTTCAATCATTGAATGAAAGACTAAAGCCTTATACATACGACAAAGACGTAAAGTCTCTATTGGAGTCGCTAAACAATGATATGGTGAGCCACGAATTGTTGTATGAGTTGAAAAACCTATACAACGTTCTTAACACAAAGAACAGTGGTGAGCTTTACAGACAACCAATCAATGTGCTTTTGCAGACTATCAACCTTGAGACAGATCAAGACAGAATGTCTAAAGTTTTGAACGAGCTTGCAGTCTATGACTGGGTTCCAGAAATCAAATTGTTCGTGCATAATTTGACAAAATCGCCAGAGCAAAGAACTAACTTGCTAAGTGGTGGAAAAGGAGAATCTATCTTCACGATTGTTGAGTCTGTAGAAGACGGACATATCGCTTTAGTTAGAGATTCTTGGTTTCTTTTAAGTGAAAACGTAATCGAAAAAACATTGGTTGAAAACCACGTAAAAGACGAAGAGTCTTTGAAATCTTTGAGAATGTTGGAGACTGCTATGAAATACGCGTCTGTTACAGAAGATAGAGTAAACTTCAGAATTTCTGAGTATTTGACAATCGGATTGTCTGTAGCTAAGAAAGGAAAAGTATTCATCAACGACGACGAGATGAACGACGAGACTACATTAGAAAGCTTGTTCAATTCTCCAATCGTTCCAATCGTTAACAAAAACTTCTACCCAATCTTGCTTGAGGTTTCTAAAAACCTTGACAAATTCGTTGAGCTAGACGTAGTTAAAAGAGTAAACAACTTGATCAACCCATATTTAGAGTGTTTCGCATTCAACTATAAAAAAGCTACTTTCTTATACAGATGTGATGAAAGATATGGCAACTCATTCTTCAAATACGAATCTGCTTTAGAATTGGTAAACGAAGTAAGAAACGAGCTTAACTATGACTTGACTTATTTCTTCGAAAACAAATTAGGAAAAGAGTTGGTTGTTAAAAGAAAGCTAGAAGACAAAGAAAGAGAAATCACACTTAAATTAGAGGATGTTAACTTTAACATCGAAAAGCTCAAAGGATCTATGAAGATGATTGGAGAGTCTGAAGTGTTGACTACTGCTCTTAAAAACCTAGAAAAGAGAAAGACCGTTTTGGATGCAGAATTATATGGTGTAAAAGAGACTCAATACAATGAAAGAGTTAGATCTTAATTATATACTTTAATAATAATTTAAAAAAGACTTCCAATTTGGAGGTCTTTTTTATTTAATAAACTTTATTGAATTAAACTTTCTAATATTAGAACGAATAGCCATATTTTTAATATATAGTATATGATATTAATAGATAAGATAAAATTAGAAACGTTTGGAAACAGAAGATTGAAATATTATTCAGATTTGGGATATGATATATCTGGTGAATATTTTGAAATAAGAATAGAAGATTTGAATATAGGTTCGAGAAAAATTGTACCAGTTAATTGTGATTATTGTAATAAAGATGTTAATATAACTTATAGAGAATATAAAAGAAATATATTACTTGGTAATAAGTATGCCTGTTGTAAATTTTGTGGTTCTAAAAAAGCAAAAGAGACCAATATTAAAAATATTGGTGTTGAAAATCACATGATGTTGGATGAGACACAAGAAAAAACTAAAAAGACTAATTTAGAAAGATATGGTGTTGAGTTTTTGCAGCAATCAGATAAAATTAAACAGAGAAGTAAAATAACCTTGCTTAATAAATGGGGAGTCGACCATATATCAAAATCTGAAAAAATTAGATTAATAACATCAAATATATCAAATGATGTTGATTATTTAAAATATATTGGTAATAATGAATCTGAATTATTTTGCAATAAATGTAATGAAAAATATAAAATAAAAAATGATAATTACTACCACAGAAATAAATCCAATCTACCATTATGTACAATATGTTTCCCAATTAGTGAAAACTCATCACTTAAAGAAATTGAATTAAGAAATTATATAAATTCAATCTATGATGGTGAATTAATAAGTTCATATAGAGATGGTTTAGAAATTGATATTTTTTTACCAGATTTGAATATAGGATTTGAATTTAATGGACTTTATTGGCATTCTGATAAATTTAAAGAAAGTGTGTATCATTTGAATAAAACTAATTATTTTAAGGATAAAGGAATTCGAATTATACACATCTGGGAAGATGATTGGGTTTATAAAAATCCAATTATAAAATCACAGATATTAAATTTATTAAAAATAAATAGTGAAAAGATATTTGCTAGAAAATGTGTTGTTATGGAGGTTGATGTAAAAACTACAAGAAAATTTCTAGATGATAATCACATACAAGGAAAATCAAACTCCGTTAAAAAGGTTGGATTATATTATAATGATGAATTAGTTAGTTTAATGACCTTTGATAATTTCGAGGGTCGTAAGAAAATGGAAGAAGATGGTTGGAATTTATCTAGATTTTGTAATAAATTAAATACTAATGTAATAGGTGGTGCGAGTAAGTTACTAAATTATTTCATAAAAAAGTATAATCCATCAAGAATTGTTAGTTATGCAGATAAAGATTGGTCAATTGGTGCTCTATACCAAACATTGGGATTTGAAAATGTGGGAGGTAATGGACCAGATTATAAATATATAGTTGATGGTAAAAGAGTACATAAATCTAGATATAAGAAATCTAAACTTAATACAGAACTAACAGAATCTAAACAAATGGAGTTAAATGGAATTAATAAAATATTTGACTGTGGCAAGACTAAATTTGAACTTTTAAATAATAAATCTCTATAACATGAAAGCATCAAAAAAAATCCTTTTGGATTCAAAAAATAAAATGCTTATTAATGTACTTAAACAATAGAGAACTTTACATAGAACTGGTAGTCAGCAAGGCACAGGGAAGACTTACAAGGCCCGCTCAGCAAATGCTGGAGCTTTTGGCAAAGAAAACAATAAAAAAGATGAGATACTGGTCGAACGACGACAAGATGGACTGCTACCAAAGCGGACTTCTATATGTATTCCAAAACTGGTACAACTTCAACGAAGAGAAGTCGGTAAACGCCTTCGCTTACTTCACGGAAATATTCAAGAGAGGCATTGCAAAAGGCTATAACGACCTCTATAAAAAGAAAGGCGACAACGAGCACCAGATAAGGCTTATCTCTATAGAAGGTAGCAATGACGGGATGGGACTGCATTCTTTATAACTAAAAAAGGAGACGCGAGTCTCCTTTTTCACCTAACCGTATGTTTCTCGACTGTTAGTAGCCGCCCGTTAAGCTTTATACAGGAGAGCTAGCAGCCACCATCCTAAGACGTATTTGGACATCATCCTCTTTTTAAGTTGCCACAAAACTAAGTTTTGCCCGATTCTTTTGAGGGAAACCGTAAACCCTTTTCTATTTGACTTCACAAAGATATAGAATATTTATATATTTACAAATAATACTTCTGCCAAATAAAATATAGAATTCGATAAACTTTTATTATATTCGCGTATAATATCTATAACTATTTTAATATTATGAACAAGGTTATTTTGCAGATTTGGGAAGAATCGGAAAGAGGCTGGGGAACAAGGCCTGACGGATGCTCTATGCATATAGATCAAAAAGAAAGAGATCGATACATACAGGCTATCTATGACAGCAGAAAGTCTGACACTGCAATACCTCACGAGTATGAAAGGATTGTTGGCACCGGAGTCGATGCGTTTATAGAAGATTCGCTTTTTTTGCTTGTTCAAAAAGACAGGTCAATTAGGCTTACTCAGTATCAGATGAACAATCTTATGGGAATGGAAGAAATTACAATAAACGAAATATGATAGAAATATTCTACTCAATGCTTTTCGCGTTTATATTCGCGGAGATATACCACTTCTACAACAGAAAGAGGCTGGACTTGATTTTTAAAAACAAGAGCTTAAAAACCATAAGAAAGACAGACATAGCTTTCTACATATCGAAGACGCTTTCTATATTCTGGCCATCGATAGGGCTTATGTCTAGCTTCTATGAGCTCTTCATGCTGCTGATAGTCATCAATCTTATGAAGTTTGTGCTATACCATATAAACATCAATGCATATAAAGCTTATATCTTGCTTCTTCCTTTCGCAAACGTGGCTATCTATATATTGATACTTTTTCTAAAATTGTTTACACGCTAAAGTTTTTTAGGTTTTCCTCGGTTATTATGATGAACGAGAATCCCTTTTTGTTGCACCAGTTTATCATCGTCTCCCATTTTTGCTTGTTCTTGTAAGCCATCTTCAGGTCGTACTCAAAGCTTTTTAGCTTCTTCATTCCTTTATCAGGAACCGTAAGCTTGCCTTCTGTAAGTGCTATGACCATCTTGTATTCTTTCATAGGCTTGACCTCGACCACGACTTCTTTCAAGACGCCGTCTGCTCCTCTCATTCTGTAGAAGAAGTCTGGATAGTATCTATGTGCCTTTATTCTCGAGTCTCCGTTTTCGAAGTGAGTCATCTGATAAGGTATTTCTAGGCATTCCGCACCCCATTGGAATATTTCTTCTTTAAGATCCAACCAGACCATTATCTTTTGCTCCCACGAGCTTCTGTAATAGACGCCGCCTTGTGCATTCAGCTTCAGCACTTTGTCTTTGTTGGTCGGTATGAAGTTTCCACCATGGTATTTGCTGTTGTTGGGCTTGGAATTTATCATGCAGTCGATTCTTTTTATTTATATATAAAAGAAAAAACTTTACATATGGGTGCATTGGAAGAAAGAGTTCGATTGAACCTGCTGGTTTATGGAAACGGGATAGAGGAAAACTTCAAGAACAATTCGTTTTTCTTCGCGGAAAAATACTCGAAAAGCGACAAAATGGTCACCTCTAAAGGCACTGCTGATATACAGGCAGGAGGATTCTACTTCCTTCACTATCTAGACGACTCGAATTGGATGAAGTATTCCCCGGTATTCGTCGTGGAACAGAGGAATTTTGGAAACCAGATTATAGTGATGGCAGTGAATCTAAACTTCATACCTTTGGAGATAAGAGCACTGATATTCGACAAATACATAATCGAAGAGTATTTCGAAAAAGATTCTTTTCTGAAAGTAGACTATGTCGGCATGTACAAAGAGCTTGTCAGGTTTGGTTTCGAATACGCGCTTATGGAATACAACGCGATACAGATAAAGATGGTTCACAAGATACACATGGAAATGCTGCCTAGATTCTTTTTCTCGCAGCATCCCAAGGCGACATACGATCCAAAGAAGCTTATGGCGATATGGCAGAAAAAGCTAGAAACCAAGTCTCAGAGAAACCAAGAGATGATGAAGTCTATGATAGACGAATTCTATGACATAAACAACGACATATCAGAGAAATACAAAGTCATGAAAGGCCATATAGATAGGATACAAAAAAGCCTTAAAAAGTATGGTGGGAAGTAAAAAAGACATATCTTTGTAGAGTAAAAAAACGAAAAAAACATCTCTTTTATGAAATACTCTACTTACATCTCAGCAGCGGAAAAACTATCATCTTTCGGACAAAAGCAAAAGGCGATTGATCTTATCGACCATGCAAACGATTTGGAGAGAAAAAAAATAAACAATCTCAAATTCAATATACTGGTCGGAGAAGTTAGGCCTTTCAAGAACGCGAAGTTCCATTCTGCCCTTATAGTAAAGGAAAAAGAAGCGAACACGATTATGTGCATCTTTCAATCAGACACGAACACTCATCGTGTCAATGCTAAGATAAAGCAAGGTGGAGAGATTAGATGGTCGGACGGAAACCTGTTCTTAGATCGCCAATCGGTGAAGTCTTATGAAAAGCTATTAGGACACCTTACAAACTACAGAAACGACGTTCAGAAGCTTCTTGGCGACATCGATGTAAATCGAGACGACTTGAAAGTCGTAAACAGAAGCTTCTATATCTAAAAAAATATCTAAAAAAAGAGTAGCAAACGCTACCCTTTTTTTATGTTCCTAAGATTCTGGCCTCGGAGAGGGGCTCTATATTTTATATATACCTTAAAATTTTAATAATTTTAATGGCATCATATAATTACAATAGCAACAAAGAAGGACAGGGCATGGGCTTCGTAAACTCAGCGGTAGAGAACAAAGGACTCTTCAGCCGGATATTGAGAACCCTTTCGAACTATGGCATGAACTATGATGATATGATTGTCAGGAACCAGGTCGGTATCGGAATCAATGAAGATCCATACGCAGCCAAAGGAAATTCGATGTATGATTTTTTTAGTCAAAGAGCTGTCGCTTCTGTATTGAACCGAAAGTCTATTCCTTATCTAGACAAGGCATATGGGGACAAGAGAAGGATTCTTAGAGAATATTCTATAAAGGACGAGATAAGAGACATGATTAGTGCAGTCGCTGATGAATGCATCGTATACAACGACGATAGAGATTTTTGCTCTCCAAGGCCGATATCCAACGACTACTCTCAAGAGATAAACGACAAATACCAAGAATATTTTGAAAAGATATACAGCAAGTATGGATTCTCTGATAGCATAACCGCATGGAACATGATGAAAGACTTTCTCATAGACGGCTATGTAGCAATCGAGATTGTATATGATGACAAGAAGAAGAACATCATCGCTTTCAACAGGCTTAGGCCAGAAACGCTTGTTCCTGCATACGAGCCAAACGTAGGACACCTTTGGATACAGTTTCCTGAAGATCCTCAATTGAGAAGAATATTCTTAGATTCGCAGATTGTCTTTGTTTCTTATTCTACACAAAATGATTATTCTGAAACTTCTTATGTAGAAGGACTTATCAAGCCATATAATCAATTAAAGATACTTGAACAAACTAAAATTATGTTCAACGTGATAAACGCGACAATCTACCAAAAGTTTACTATTCCAATCAAAGGTCTTTCTAGACAAAGAGCGGAAGAACAGATTGGTCAACTTATACACGATTATTCCGAAGAAGTAGAATGGGATGATACATTGGGAACGCTTACTCTTAACGGTGCGAAGCATCTTCCATACAACAAGCAGATATGGTTTCCAGAAGGAGACGGAGGAACTCCAAACATGGAGCTTGTCTCTCCGCAAGGACATGACTTGAATGAAGATGGTATGCTTAAATGGTTTCACCAGGCGCTTAAAAGAGCTTCTAAGATTCCATTGACTCGATTCGAAGGAGAAAGTGGAGGAGGAAATCTCGTAGACGGCGCTGCCGAGATGACGAGAGACGAGATTAAGTTTCACAATTTTATATCTAGAATCAGAGCAAACTTCAAAGAGCTTATAGTAAAGCCACTCAAGCTACAGATGCTTATCGAGTTTCCTGAGCTGAAAGAAGATGAGATTATTCTTAACCAGATGGATATTGTTTTCTACACGAACCAGATATTCGAGGAGTGGAAGAAGATAAACAACTTGGCAAAGAGGGCAGAAGCGATAACCACGCTTACTGGTATCATGAATGGTGATAAGCCTTATTTCCACATCGAATGGATCATGGACAACGTATTCAAGCTTACTCCAGAAGAAAAAGCAGAAAACCAAAAATACTGGGCAAAAGATGGTGTTGGCGGTGCTGGTGCTGGACCGGAAGGCGCAGCAGGCGAAGGCGGTGCTGAAGGCGGAATGCCTGCACAAGGCGGTGGCGAAATGCCTGCTCAAGGCGGTGCCCAAGCTGCTCCTGAAGCTCCTGCCCAAGGAGGTGGTCAAGCTACACCTGAAGCTCCTGCACAAGGCGGTGGAGAATTCGAATTCTAAAAGAATTCTTTCTTTAACAACAGATAAAAAGAAAGCCACTCAATCGAGTGGCTTTTTTATGCTGCGTTATTTTCAGGAGATTCTACATAGAAGTAGACTATCTTTCCATCCGATACATGCTGTCTAATCTCTATAGGAACCAATGCTGCCATCAAATCCCTTACAATCTTTCCCATCGGAGTCTCCAATGCTATGCATTTTATAGTTAGCTTCAACACTTTTTCTTCTTTCAGTATGAAGCGAATGCTTTTTATCTCAAGCGCGGTAAGCTGAATAGATGCTATCTTCTCCTCACATCCAAGAGGTACTAGCATAGATATCGACTCTATGTCGAATTGTATCTTTTTTCCAGACTCTAGAAGGTTCGCTAGCCTTATCTCTCTCTTGAAGCCTTTCCATTCTCTATGTCTAGACATCATATTTTCGTATTGGTCGAGAGTGTTGTCTACTAGCGAAACCTCTATGTCGAATGGCTTCATGTTTAGAATCTTGTGAAATTTATCTGCCTTTTTTCTAGGTCGACCGATGCCACCACCACTTTAATAGGGTCTCCAAGCCTGATCTGGTCTCCAAGCTCGTTGCTCGCGAAGTATTTGTCTACGTTTGCAGTCCATTTTCCGTTCAGCGTCTCTAGCCTTATCATGCCCTCGCATTTGTTTTCCTCTATTTCCGCATAGATTCCTCTTTCCATTACTCCGGTTACGATTCCGTCGAATACTTGTCCAACTTTGTCTTGTAGATATTCAATCTGCTTATACTTTATAGATTCTCGTTGCGCCTTGGATGCAATCAGCTCTCTGCTCGAGCACCATTTTGCCTGATCCTCTATGACCGTAGGATTTCCCTGCTTATTGGTGGTGAGCCTATCGAATAGTATCCTGTGGGTTATGAGGTCAGGATATCTCCTTATCGGCGATGTGAAGTGTGAATAGTGAGTGAAACCCAATCCATAGTGTCCTATGTTCTTTATGGTATATACTGCTTTTGACATGGATCTCGTAACCAGTGTCTCAATCATGTTTTCTTCAGGCTTTCCTTTGATTTCCTTTAGAAGCTGGTTCAGGTTCTTCTTCAGCGAGTCTCCTTCATCGTCTAGCTCTAGCGTGTATCCAAAGTTGGTACATATGCTCTGAAGCGCGGCCAGCTTTTCTCCGTTCGGTCGGTCGTGAACTCTGTATACGTTGTGCCATTGGTCTGTGGCAAGCCGCTTGGCGACAGACTTGTTTGCCAGAAGCATGTATTCTTCGATAAGCTTGTTTGCTTCTTTCTGCTCTTTGAAGTAGACTCCTATCGGCTTTTTGTTGTCTTCTGCCAGAACGAACTTCACTTCCAATCCACCCATCTCGATAGATCCTTCTTTTATCCTAGACTTTCTTATTTTTCTCGCCATAGAGTCCAGCTGCCTTATCTCTCTGAAATAGTCTCCATCCAGCCCTCCAATTATATCTTGCGCCTCTTCGTATGCAAACCTTCTATCAGAGTGTATGACAGTCTTTCCCTGCCAAGTGTCTTTTATGTTTCCGTCTTTGTCTAGAGTTAGAACTACCGAGAACGCAAGCCTGTCCACGTTTGGCTTCAGAGAGCATATTCCGTTTGATAACCTCTCTGGGAGCATAGGCACACATCTGTCTACTAGATATACCGAAGTGGCTCTCTTGAACGCTTCTTTGTCCAGCTCTGTTCCTGGCTTTACGTAGTGCGAGACGTCTGCTATGTGAATTCCGACTTCTATGTTGTTTGGGTCTCTCATGTCGATAGATATGGCGTCGTCGAAATCCTTCGCGTCTATCGGGTCTATCGTTATAGTGACGGTGGATCGCATGTCTCTTCTCGACTTTATCTCATCCTCACCAATCTCTTCGGGAACGAGCTCTGATTCGTCTATGACTTCTTGTGGAAATTCGACTGGTAGGCCGTATTCGTACATTATCGCGTTCATCTCTGCGTTGTTTTCTCCTGAACGCCCAAGAATTTTCTTGATTTTTCCTCTTGGAGACTTCTTTCCGAGATCCCAGTCTAGAAACTCTACAAGGACTTTTTGTCCGTTTTCTATATTCTCGCTTCCTTTTATATAGAAGTCTACTATCATCCTGTTGCTGTCTGGAACCACGAATACAGTCTCGCCGTTTACCTGTGCTGTTCCGACGAATTCCGTCTTGTATCTGGATACCGTTTCAATCACTTTTCCCTCAAGCTTTTTCTGTCCTTGGAATATCTCGACTCTTGCCGTGTCCAGGTGCAACGCGTTGGCAGTCTTCTTCTTGTGTATGAAGATTTCCCTGCCGTCTATCTTTATGCTGGCGTTTCCCGACATTGAGAATTCCAATTGCGACTCGAATATGTCGCCTTCTTTGATTTTATTCATCTTTTTTGTTCTTTTTTGAGATATTGTCGACCCCGTATTTCTTTATAAGGGTGTTTTTCATCTTCGACAATACTTTTTTGTTCTGTATGGGGTAGTCTACTCCGAAGTTCTTTCTCAGCGTTTCCTTTCGTTTGGTCTCCGAACATTTTCTGCAGGAATAGTCTCCCCACTTTTCGTTGTCGTATTTTAGGTAGTTTTTGTATATGACTTCTTTCTCTATTCCGCAGCCGTCGCATTTGCACTTTACTTTATAATGCGATCCGTTCGGCAGCAGCTCTACAGGTATGGTTATGGTCTCGCCGATTGAGATGTCATATCCCAATTCTTCGTAGTACTGATAGTTAGACTCGTTTATTTTTATTTCAATTTCTCTTGTAAGTATCATGTCTCTATGTATATGGATATAAAAAATCCACCTATTCCTTTTATTTACAAAACAAGGTTTAGTTTAGAATACCCGTTAAATATTTTCCTATAAAAAACACGATCGAATGATTTGAACTACAGTGTATAGTTTAATAGTTAGAATATTGTCGAGACAAAAAAATAGATTATTTTTTTTAATATATAAATCATGGGAAAGTCATTAGAAGAAGTTTGGGAAAATATGCAAAAAGATTTAAAGTATAGAAGAGAATCTGAAATTGCTAAAGAAAAAGAATTGCTTGAAATAAGTGAAAGACAAAGAAAAGAATACTTAAAGAGAAATCGAATTTATGAGTCTTTGTCTAATATCAATACCAATTCTACATCATCTGCAGGTGGTAGTGGAACACCGACACTTGAATTTATATCAATAGTAGATACAATTTGGCTTTATCCACAAGTTGATTTAGATTATGCAACCGGAATAGCCCCTGGTTTAACTATATCTTTTACTAAATCCGAAAATACATATACTTTTGAAACATTTTCTGATTTAACAAACTTTTATGATCAACTTTTTATTAGCACAGAGGTTAATCAACCTATTGGTAACGTAGGTTATTCATTAGGAGTTGGAACAATTACAAGAGCTAAAGCAAATCAAAAATTATATTTCAAATTAGAATCTGGAATAACTGTAGTTGAGTTTCATTTAATGACTCAGATGACAAATCAATCCGAATTGCCGGTTGGTGGTGATTCGCCAGATGGTACTATTGGATGGGGTTTAACATATTGTGATTGGAATTTAGATGGCATTCCAGATACAACTAGTGCAAGTCCTCCTCCTTCTACCTACTGCGATCCTTTAAGATTTAGATTAAATAGTTGACATCACAGATATTCATTGAAGTAATTTCGATAAAGTAAAATATGGTTCTGTCGAACAAACCAAACACTCAATACCATTGGGAAGTTTATTCAATTTTGATTTATTCTATCGATATAATATTTTACCATAAAAAATCCATCTTTGAAATTTCTACAGATTTATAGGTTTATATATACTCTAATAATTATACAAAAAAAAACACTTATTTCATGAAACCAGTTCTAATTGTAGAAAATTCAACGAACTCTCTTGTAAGAGAAAGTTCAAGCACTGGTAAGAAGGACTATATTTTAGGTGGTACGTTTACTGAGTTTGGAGTCAAAAACCGAAACGAAAGAATATATACTGCTGCAAAATTCCTTCCTGCTTTAGAGGAGATGAACGAAAGAATGAACAATCTCGGAATTGTCTACGGTGAATTCGATCACCCGGATGTTTTCGATACTTCGCTTTCAAGAGCTTCTCACGTAATAACGAAAGCTAATTACGTAAAAGAATCAAACTTGGTTGAAGGTGAAATCAGATTATTGAGCACTTATTGGGGAAAAGAGGCAAAATCGTTGGTTGACGATGGTTGTCCTATTTTCGTTTCATCAAGAGCCGCCGGTATTACCGAATCTGACGGAACCGTATCATTGAAGAAGCTATTCACTTATGACATCGTTGCAGACCCAGGTTTCGCATCGGCGAAGATGAGCGTAAAGGTTCTTAATGAATCACTAGGTTACAAAAACCCACAATCTAACTTTAGGATATACGATTTATCCAATGAGTCAAAAACGGAAGAGTTATTTAATATGAACAACAACGAATTTGTTACTAAACAACAACTGACCGATTACTCTCAGTATTTGGTTAAAGAGTTGGCGTCAACTAAAAAAGAAGTTAAGACCGCCATTACTAAAGGGAATATGAACCCTAAAAAACTTGAGCAATTGCTTGAGTATTATGATGAATTGAACAGCACTAACTCGCAAGTAGTTAAATATTTAGATTACTTAGCTGAGAAAGTTCAAATTATGGTAAACGAAAACAAATCTTTAAAAGAAACTACAGACAAATTAATCAAACACAACGATTATTTAGCTGAGAATCTTGAAAAAGCTGTAAACTATTCTGAATATCTAGCAGAAAACTTAGACAAGTCTATCGCTTACGGAGAATATGTTGCTGAAAACTTGGACAAAAACATCGCTTACTCTGAGTATGTTGCTGAAAACTTGGACAAAAACATCGCTTACTCTGAATATGTTGCTGAAAACTTGGACAAAAACATTTCTTACACAGAATATGTTGCTGAGAACGTAGACAAAAACATCGCTTACTCTGAATACATCGCTGAGAACTTAGACAAAAACATCGCTTACTCTGAATACATCGCAGAAAGCCTAGACAAATCTATCGCTTACGGTGAGTATATCGCGGAGCACGTTGACAACTCTATCGCTTACTCTGAGTACTTGGCTGAGCACGTTGAAGGTAACATCGCTTACTCTGAATACATCGCTGAGCATTTAGATGACAACATCGCTTACTCTGAATACATCGCTGAAAATTTAGACAAGTCTATCAACTACCAAGGATTGATCGTTGAGAAATTGAATGGTGGTAGATTAAACGAATCAGAAGGAGCTTTCCCATCATTGAACGCTGCTGGATTTGAAAATGTAGAAGAAGAAGAAGAAAACGCATACGAGTATGAAGAAGACGAAAACGGAATCTCTGAATTAGCACCTGAAAACGCATACGCATACGAAGAAGAAGAAGAAGTATGCGGACCAAACGAATACGAGGTAAACGGTAATTCTGATTCAGAATTGTCAGAATCTATTGATAAATTAATCGAAGAAGCTAAAAAACGTAAAGTTTCTGAGACATCAGATTTGAATTTCTTGAAGTTCATGTCTAAATCACAAGTTGATAGCTACTATGCTTTGACTAACGAAGAACAAGATACAGTAAAGTTGCACATAAACGAAAGCAGCTACTTCACTCAAAAAGAAGTATTGTCATTGATCTCTGAAGCGCTATCTACTAAAAACGAATCTCTTGAAGAAAGAGTAATCAGAATGATGCCTGACAACACAAAGGCTATCTGGAATCAGTTAAACGAATCTGCAAAAAAATCTATCATTTCACAAGCTAGATTATATCCTGCAGAAGTTCTAACGACTGAAGGTCAAGTTGAGCATTTCTGGGCGACTAGAAACCTCAAAAAAAACGAATCAGTATCTAAAAAGCTAGTTTCTCACGAAGCTCTTATCCAAGAAGATAAGTTGTCTGACAATGACGTTACTGCTATTATGGAAAGATTCAAAAACGTATAATCCATAAAAAGTCCATGTCCGTAAAATTAAGTTTTTTGGACGATATATATAGATT